TTGCTTTTAGATCTAGTGCCATGATATATTTCCTCTTCCTCTTCCTATTTCAAATAGTTTACAACACAAATCTACACCGTGCAGAATATATGCTGTGCCCTTAGTTGACTTTATGACCTTACTTAGTAAGGCCGTGAATGTTCACAAAATGTATGTATTAATATTCAAGAATGATTACTTTCAGCGAGCTGAACTCTGCCTTCTTTTTCCTCTCGAATGAGCGCCAGGCCCTTCGAGGGCTCCTTCATCATCTTCAAGAGGTCCTGTAAATCCTGCAATATTACCTGCAACACTAATTTCATCCACTTCATCCGAATCCTCGTCCTTATCCTCTGATTTATTTTTTAAGACTTCATCTGGTGATATTAATTGACTTCCTGAAACAGCAGGATTTCCGTCAAGTTCAGCTGCAATAGCCTCAGCAATGAATTTTCTCAATAAAATGCTCATACAGATAAGTATGCAATCAAGTAAAAAGCTTCTTCTCTTGTTTCGTTGAGATCAAATCTGCCATGTGGACAGCATCAACCAAAAGAGGCTCTTTCATCTTATATGGAGCATTTTCATCAGCATACTGACCGTCATTTAGTCTGATGCAGAGCCATTCCGTTTGTGTAAGCTTCAATCCAAAATGTTGACATAGCCAAACACCGCGGTCGGGTACAGTCATGTACTGAATCTCTTTATTGTGCTTATACATTTCACCTAGCTTGTCACGATGCCAATCTGAATCTTGTGGAACATAAAGATCAGTCTCATGATCGCCAACTTTTCCAAGATCATGCAAAAGAGCACCAATGATCAGTGAATCTTTTGGAACATCCCATGAAAATGCCTTGACAAGACGCATTGTATTTCCTAAAACTCTTAGAGAATGATCGACAAGACCACCAGGAAAAGCGCAATGAAAATCTTTTCGAGATGATGCAGGACACAATGCAAGCCTCTCACCAAGACTATCTACAAGATCAAGTGCTGCAGGAGCTCTGTCTTCTAACTTCTCAAAGAAAACTCGATATTTGTCAAAGTTCTCGGCAATTTGTTCAGGTGTGATGGACATAATAGTATCATAATACTAAAAGAAAATATGTTCAACAAAATGCTAAAAGACCTAGGTTTTTAGGTCTTTGTGATGCTATGGCGTGGTTACTTCAATAATCACGAAGCAGTCGTCGAAGTCTTCTCATCGACTCGGCGGTTGGAAGTTGCTGCTTCGGATTCTTGCGAGCACGCCACTCTTTCTTTTTTCTTGCTGCGTTTTGTGCCGGTGTGCGGAGGTCGCCGAAGGGATCGTCCCCGTCTGGACCGATGTCGCCGTCAGCGTCGTCGGCAGCCTTTTGTCGGTCCTCGTCAGAGAGTTTTCTTCTCGCCTTATTTTGCGCAATTTGATCTGGAGTAAGCTTCTGGCTAGGAGCGAAGGGGTCGGACTCTCCTTCTTCGTCTTCCGTCTCTTCCTTGTGTTTCGCGCTGCCCTTCGCTGCGGCTTGCTTGAGCGCGGCGGGGTCTTTAATTTTGTATTTTTGGGCGAGCCCGCTGCCGATTTCTCCTTCGACGTCTTTAAGGATGTTATTCCATTCTTTAGGATCATCCCAATCTGTAGCTTCAAGACCATAAGGGTTATTTTTAGATATTAATTGTGATAAAGCCCAATTCGTATCAGCTTGTGCTTTCTTCGACGTAAGAAATGTTGTAATTTCGGCGGCGTTATCGTAGAGCGTGCCTTCTGTGATCCTAAGAACCTCTTCTTTGATAATTTGACGAAGATGTGATAATCTAATTCTCATTTATAAAAATCCTTGTGTGCAGCGATTAAATATGTGCATCAGATGATTTGATCATACTTCAGCGGAAATTTGTGTTCATAGGTGGGAATCGAAACAGATGTGCAACCTTGGACATCTGCGATCCTGTCACCTCTAACGTCCAAGATGATTGCATCATGAAGAACAAAGAGAGGTCTGATGCCGTCAGGTCCTAGGCTCTGCAAGATGGTGTCAAAACCAAGCAGCGCTATGTCGACGCCAGATGACTGTGAATATGTATTGACAAGCAGGTTGTCTTGTGTCTCTTCAAGCCGCAGCGGGCGTTCAAATCTGTTCTTAATAAATCCGTTCTCTTTTAATTCTGCTTTGAGTCTGCTCTTTAGATCCAAAATGCCAAAATGTGACCGAACAACTGAGATGAACTTATCAAGAACGTCTCCTGGAACTTGAAGACGTATAGCAAGAGCACCACGAGAGATTCCGTATAATTCGCTGATCACGGCAGTCTTTACAGTGTCGCGTTCAACTTTTCCGTCAAATAAGTCTCTTGCCATTTCTGCATACATGTCTTCAGAGTCTGAACTTTTCCCCGCTTCGCTCAGAACAATGCGTGCTTCAAGTGCTCGGAAATCCAATGTGCAGATAATTCCATCAGTGAAAGCAGACTTAATCATATTCTTGTTTGACTTCTTCAGCGTCAAAATTTGCGGTCCAGAAGGCGTCGTCATGCGTCCAGTGCGAGTTCCAAAACGATCATATTCAGCGCCGCGAGCATAACCAGTTCGACCCGGTTTAAAAGACTCAATTGCCTGCTGATTTTGTGACTGATCTGAAGAGAGCTCTTGCCATCGAACCAGATCTATCTTCGCAGGTTTCAATGCCGCCAACACACGAGAACCTGCAGTCCATGCAGCATCGTAGTAGGCAACAGGTAAATTTGGAAATATAGATGAAGTATCCTGCACAATATTTTTGAAGTATTCTTGAAAGGCCTCTGCAGGAAGAATGTGCTGCCATTGCAATGCTTCATGTGACCCGGTGACGAGGCAGTTCATCGCCGTGATATATTTTTTAGGAACCTGTGCAGGGGCATGTCCAATGAGCGCAAAGAGCGTGTCAAGACAACGTGCGACAGGTGAATCTTTTGGCGTCCCTGTCATGTGCCATGTATCACGAGGAACAGAGTCTGACCACCGAAATCCGTCATCAGATATGAAATGTCTTTTTGTGCCTAATACAGAAGAATCGATGCAAAATCGCGACATGCAATGTCATTGTAATATGAAGATAACATGCTTTACACTTTAACGAAAAGAAAGGATATCGGCTTTTGTGCAGCAAGTTATTTAGGCGGCGTCGCGGCCGCGGTAGCCGCAGGAGGCTTAGGGTTTGGTGCTAATCCTAACTTTTTAGTAATATTATCAGGGTCGCCAATTTCTTCAAGTTTTTGTGCAACAGCCTCTGAAAATACTTGAGCACCAGAGAACCGTGAATATCCGTCTGTAAAAATAAATGTCCAGTTCGTGTCAAATTTTCCAGGTGTTATCATGTGCTGAATTTGAGTGCAATTATACATGTTATCTAGTGTCGTGCCCGTTTGAAAGTCAATAAAATATTGTTGATATAATTGAGCTATTGGACAGCCCTTCGATGTCATTGTGAGCGATCCTTGTATTGCTCTCATAGGCAAACCATTAGGATTTTCCAAACCATTTTCAGTTATTGAAGCTCCACCTTGCTTGTTATTTTTGTTCAAGTTTACTATATTTGATGCAGCAGCCAAATTATTTGTCTTTGAATTGAAGCTTGTAGTGGTGATCATTGATCCGTTCGTGCCAATAACAATATTTGGAGCCGTGCGTGCAATAGCATTTCTTACGGATTTTCTATCTTTACCTATAATGAGAGCCGTTCCAGCGGGTCTATCAAGCACGTCTAACTGAGAATAATTATCTCCATAATCTATCTTCATTTTTGCGATGATGGCTTCCGGTGTTGGGCCTGCGGCGCCAACGATGGTTTCTAGTCCACTTTTGACTTTTTCGTATTCAGCTTTTAATTTACCTTCATTTATAGAACCAAATTCAAAGCTGCTTTTTCCGCTAAAAGCTTCAGTTAAAAGCTTGTAAGGATTCAATGTTTTGTCAAAAATATGAATGCGTTTAATAATTTTGGCGCCGTCAGAAATCTGGTCTTTTCCTCTTTTATTCTGTGAAGCAACATAAGAGGTTTTTTGACTCTTTCTAAGTCTTTCAAATAGATCAAAAGTGTCATCATTCGCTTTTCCGACTTCAATATAAAATTCAATTTCAGGCTGAACAAAGTCTCCGTATTTGCCAGCCCATTTCATTAAAGAATTCATGCCATCAGTCTTTAGCTTTGCTTCATTTTTCTCTGATTTAGGGTCAAAAGACTCATATGCGTTGTGCATGCCATAACCTAGTGCCCTTTTATCTGAAAATTGAGTAGAAATAATTGTTTTTAAATATTCTTCTACCGTCATGCTGCCACCGCTTGAAAGACCACCTTCTTTTAAATAAGCGTTCAAAGCATATTTAAAGGTATCTAGCCTTACTGGAAATTCAGCTATGCTGGCGCCTCGAATGGGTCCGCAATTTTCATTTAATCCATAAAAAAGTACTTGAATTTCATCACAAGTTTTTTCTGCAATTATTGATGGTATAACGGTACTTAAGAACAGCTTTCCAAATGATATGAATTTATCTGTTGATACATTTTCATTTTTTTCTCTATAAGAAGGATCTTCAGCATTGAGTATTTTCTTAATTGCTGCAGAGGTGTTACCTAAAAATGGATCTTTTCCATTTTTAAAATTAGAAAATTGATTTTGCAGGTCGGTTTCAAGTGTTTGCTGCAATTTTGAAGTACCGTTTTCTGTAAATTTAGTGCTTTTAGTTAGATCTTCAAGTTTCTTCTGAAGTTCCTTCGCGGAGCCCGTTTCTTTTTTGTTTTTGCCTAAAGAATCAATTAGAGAATTAATTAAGGTTGCTGTATTATCTTTTTGTGCATCAAAGAAATTTCCTTGAGCACCGACGTTTAATAGCACTGTAGCTCTAAGCTCTTCATTTAGACCCTTTCCTTCGGGAAAAAGCTCTTCTTTAAGTTTGGCTATTTCTTCTGAAAGACTTTTTAGTCTTATAAACTCTTGCTTAAAGGTATCACCGCCGAGAGTAATTGACGCCTCTCCTGCCGCAATAGATCCTTTGCTAATAAGCTCGATGCTTAAAGATACTTGCCCAAGAACATCAAATGCAAATTGGCTGTTATATACTTGCCAACAATCCGTATTGATCATATTTTCATTTATAAATTTTGAATAAGCGTCATCCTCGTTGTTTTCGCGGCGAGGAGCAAGCCAGCCATATGTTGTCCATAAAACTGCCTGTCTATAGCCCACAGGTCCTCTAAGAAATTCTGAAATTTCAACCAAGCGTGACTTGTCGTGAATTTTTATCTTTAGTTGTGCTGTTTTCTTTGCAAAAGCTCCTGCTCCTGCATTTCTTATTGTCACTTGAAAACTTTCAATAGACATAAAGGGCACAAAAGGCTTCACAGGCACTAGTCTTTGACTGTTTCCTGTGCCAAGAGTATCCATGTTTGATAAAGTTTGCGGCATTAAAAACATTTCCATGCCTGAATAAGAAATATTCTTCTTGGTTCCATCTGCATCATTCACGTTATGCTTCAATGTAACCTGATTTAGTGCTCTATCGGCATCAGTTATTGCAATATTTTTATCATCTGCATTAATGGAACCTGCAAGAAATCTAAGAATAGACGGAGTCGACAAAGTAGTTCCCATTTTGGAAAGCTCTTTTATCTCTGCAGGAACTGTAGGACCGCCTCTAATAAGCTCAAATTCAAGTTCAAAATAAGGTATAAGACTTGATGCAACGTGAGGTGGAATGTAATTTAAAAAAAATTCAACTTCCCGTGTGCCTCTTTTACCTGGCGTGACGTAAGGGTTGTTTCCAATGACTACAGTGGTCAATATAGGAGCATCACTGCCTAATGTCGCATGAATATCTGAAAGTTTTATATTTGTATCGGCTGGGTTCTTGGCAGATGTATCTGCCCAATAACACGGCGCCGGTGGCTTGGGCGGCGTTGCGGGTGGAGTGGGAGAAGATACAGTTTTTTTATCATTTCCTAATTCAACAAAAGTCTCGTTTCCAATAATGTGAACATGTATTGGTTCTGATATTTTTGCGGCTTCAATGTCTTTTTTAATTGCTGAAAAAGGCTTAAAGACACCTTTAGGACCAAGGCAACTTTTCATAACAAGATCTAAGTTGGCTTGTTCTGCCGAAACACTTGTTCCGCCACCAAGAGCACTAACTGCTGTACTAAGACTTGTCGGATCTAGAAATCCATATAGCTTGTAAAAGTCATTTAAAAAGTTGTCTTCAGCCATTATACAATTCTTTCTACTTCTCTTAGATCGACTATGTTAATAATTGTCCCAGGTGGTATTTGAAGCCCCCAGCCTATTCCGCTCGCCGCGGCAAGGACCCACCAATATTTTGAATCTCCGTAAATTGACCCTGCAAGCGAATCAAGCCTATCATTTCCTGTTGCAATAATTCTTGAACTAATTAAAATGTTTCCATTTTTAATCATTTGTCGTAAAAAATATATTGATTTTGCAGATTCGAGCTGTCCGCCTATATTGTAATCATTTTTATATCTGCTAAAAGCCATTATTTTTATCCTTGCCTGCGGACAGGAGCTAAATATCCGACAGGATATATTGGCGCTCTATTTGAGCCCAAGTGATCAAGCCCAGGAGTGATGTCGTGAATTGGTGAAAATGCAATTGTGACCTTGCATATCTTAGGAGCTCTAAGCCCTGTTGGTGCTGATGTTCCTAATCCTGCCCATGTAACCTTGTCGAACCAATCAAAAGACATTGTATCGATAAAACCACCAAGACCTCTGCCGCCTGACGATCTAAAAGATTTGGCAATTATATTTCCTTTACCTTTTTCTGACCCATCATACATAAACTTATTTAAATTACCGAAATAATTGCCTTCGTCCGAAGAATATTTTTCGCGGGCTTGAACTTCTTTTGTTATTCTTTCTCTTGTTTTTTCTGTTGGTGTCAAATTTTTTGCATCTAAACCTACATAGCTATTTAGTAATTTCTTTTTAGGATCTTCCAATTTGGCCGCGAGGTCGGCATCTATTTCATTCATTAAATACTGAGTCAGACGCGGAGCGTCTTTCGCGAATGTAAATTTAACATTTATGCCTATATCGTCTAAGTTTATAGGCTGCGCGGCGGGACCCCAGACTGTCGATACATTTGATATAAATTCATAACCTTCTTTTGTCTTTGCTGCTTCTATTGCTTCCGCAACATCTTTTTCAAATTCTTTATGATTAAATTTTATGCTGCCAGTAGCAGAGCTGTCGAGTTTTGACTCGTCTATAGTATTGCCAGGATAAGTTGCTCCGAAGAGTCTTGCCAAGTTAAATTTTGAATAATTGCTCTGAATAAGGTCACCAATTCTTATGCGTGTCATAGGTGCCGCACCTATTTGCTGACTAAATGGCATAGAAAGTTTATATTTTCCGTCATCTGAAAAAACTTCTTTTCCTTCGGTAAACTGTGGATATACAAGAGTTACAAGCTTGTTGATTTTTGACCACATTATTTGAAAGTCATCTTGACTTGTTGCAGCAATATAAAATGAAAAACCAATTTTTCTTGCCGTATTCTTGTAAGTCTTGATTTGTTCAACTCTTCCGAAAGCATCTACTGCATCATAAGCAGCAGTATAAGCGTCAGTTAGAGATGCTAAAAATGCATGAAAACTCACAAATTCATTTGTGCGCACATCATGAAAATAAAAGGGCATATACTCAGCGTCTAATTTGGTTTCAAAAGCTTCTCGAAATTCTGTTGAAATTCTTGAAGAACCTGGAGCCGCCGATGTTGCAGTAATTCCTTCAGTAAAGAACTCAGCATCTCTGTTTTTGCCTGGTCGAGGAAGCACATTTGGGAGCCCGTCGAGAACTTGGGAGGCAATAGCTGCAGTATATCCTGCTGGATATATGAACAAATCTGGGGCTCGGCGCGTTGCCCATGCCAAAGTTAAGCTGTCTTTTAATCTGTTATTTCTCTGTACAGACAATTTATCATTAATTACAGCAGTATCCATTTTTGAGATCTTTTTGCCGAACCCGCCTGTTGCAGTGGCATCAGCATTATTGTCAATTATACCTGTTAAAACTTGATCACCAAGTTGAGAGAAGATGTTAAGCGCTCTCATAAACTTTGAATCACGAAGAACTTCAATTAGGCCAAGTGTCTTCTTGAACCCACCTGTCACTGTAGTGCCCTTAAATCCCTTAAGAGCATCACTTATGGACAAGAAAGATCTACTTACCGATCTTGCCATAATTGAATCGTAACCAGGGTTTTGTGCACCTGCGCCGAGAGCTGAAAGTGCAGTTGATCCGCGAGGTCCGCCTATAGTAAAACTATCTGTAGTAGCTGCAACTTCACCGTAATCAATTCCAAAGAAAGTAAATGCTCCTGCAATTGCACATGTCTGTAATTCATTTCTTGTTGGCTGAATTCCGATAAGCTGCCAAACATTAAAATCATGTGATGCAATTGCTTTGCTTATTCCAGCAATAGAACCCATGTCATTTGAAGAACCTCGCCCTAAATAAGAGCCTATTGTTCTTCTACCAATTTTATCGACACCTAGGCGAGGCGCACTTACACCAAAACCAAGACCCTCGTCAGTGCCCGCGATTCGGTCTTTCATTGCTTGAGCTAGTCCAGTGCCAACAGCTGGTTGAAATAAATTGAAAAGCCCAAATACAGCAACCATAATAATTGAAAGTGCAAGTATTAAGGCAATTGCAAGCACCTGCATTCCAAAATTGCTGATGCCTGAAAATTGATCAAAAACATTATTAAGCGAACCATATGAAAGTGCAGCAGGATTAATGAGGACGATGTCTGCGTCTGCTCCCTCTAAGCCGCTGCCAAGAAGCTCTGTAAGAACATTTCCTGCCTCGAGGCGCGATCTTTCTATTCGCTCTATGCCTGTCTGATTAATACCCGGTAATATGGCTCCTAATTCAGATAAATCGCCTGTTGGATTTGCCGTGTCAAATAATTCAAGACCTGACCGAAGAGAAAGAGCGGGACCGAGCTGAGCAAGCTTTCCAAACGTTACATTTCTTGGTTCTGTCTCAGCAAGGCTTCTACCTAGAGGATATTTTTGAGCAAACTGTTGAGCAGAAAAAGTGCTATTTGTGTCTGCGATTGAGAATTTTTCATATGAATTGTCAATATTAAATCTGCTATTTAACAAGGCTGTGCTGTATTTTGCAACAGGGTGCCGCGAGAGATCATCTTTTATAAAATTTTCTTGAATGCTACTTAAGAGATTGTTGCCATTTTTTTCATTTCCACTAGGATCCAGTTTTGTTCCTTTTCCTTTAAGGAAATTATTGACACTGCTGTATTTGTCAGAAACAGTGCTTAAAGTGCTGCGCGGGAGGGCTTTTGCAGTATCAGCAAACTTTGCTGCATTTTGAGTTGGAATAATTTGTGAAGGTTTGCCGTCAGGAGTGCTTAGCGTAAATGTATCTGTTTCGCCTGCGGGCTGAGAAACGGGATAATAATTTTTCTTTGTATCAGCTTCCAAATGATCGACAGTGTCTTTCAGTGAAAGATTATTCTCTGCATCAGGATGAAGAATATTTTTTGAAGTGCCTCCATCTGCTGAAAAAGTTGTCGGGTGCGATAGCTCACGAATCATATCTGCATGAACAAGCCCGCCGTCGCCGATGACAACATTTGGTTGTGACTTAATGTTATGCTTTAGCAGCTCTTCATTGTATGTCTTAAGCGGTGCTGTAAGCTCTATGACGCCTGATGCTGAAGAAGAAGCTGCAGTCGAAAGCAACTTATTTCCATCAGGGTCGGTGCCGCTTGCTAAGCCTCTCTTAATCTTAAAAGGATCGGTTGGAGCAGCGCCCGCTGCAATCAAATCAGCAGTATAAGAAGTCTTTAAAGCGTCAGTAAAATGTGACTTATTCGCTGGATTTGCTTGGGCATGGGTGGCGGAAACAGGAAATCCTTTTCCGTCGACTAATTTTACAAGCGGGTCACCTGCTTTTGCTCCGTCTACACTATAAACATTTTTCTTTGTATCAGCTTCCAAATGATCAATAGAATCTTTCAGAAAAAGATGATGAGCAGCGTCAGGGTGAAGAATATTTTTTGAAGTGCCTCCATCGTCTGAAAAAGTCGTCGTATGTAATATTGGGCGAATATTTGCTGCAGAAATATTACCGCCATCTCCGACGATAACATTTGTAAGATTTACATTAAGCGGATTATTAAGGTTAGGTTTTAATATTTCTGTAGTATATGTTTTTATTTGTGGGTTAAGGGAGCGTGTGGCATCTACTGCAGTTGGAAGCAGCTTATTTCCATCAGGGGCGTCGATGCTTGCTAAGCCTCTCTTAATCTTAAAAGAATCGGCGGCACCGCTGCCTATCGACTGCGCCAAGGCTTCCGTATAAGAAGACTGCAAATTTCCAGCAAAATGTGACTTATTCGCTGGATTTGCCTGACCTGTGGTGGCTGAAACAGGAAATCCTTTTTCAACTAAATTTATGAGCAGCGGGTCGCCAACTTTTGCTCCGTCGACAGGATAAACATTTTTCTTTGTATCAGCTTCCAAATGATCGATAGTGTCTTTTAGAGAAAGCTTATGAGCATCATCAGGATGAAGAATATTTTTTGAAGTGCCTCCATCGGCTGAAAGAGTCGTCGTGTGCGTTAGAGGGCGAATCTTATCTGAATGAACAAGTCCGCCGTCGCCTATAACGACATTTGGCTTTGATTCAATGTTATGTTTTAGCAGCTCTGCATTATATGTTTTAAGCGGAGATGTAAGTTCTATGACACCTAATGCAGAAAACGCTGCAGTTGAAAGAAGTGTATTGCCATCTGGGTCGCCGCCAGGTGCTAAACCTCTTTTAATCTTAAGCGGGTCAATTGGAGCAGCACTTGCTGCAATTAAATCTGCGGTATAAGAAGACTGCAGAGAGTCAGTAAAATGAGACTTATTCGCTGGATTTGCCTGGCTGTCTGTTGCAGACAAAGGAAAACCTTTTCCATCGACTAATTTTGTGAGCGGGACGTCAACAACATGACTATCTACATGATAAACGTTTTTTAATGTTAGCGTGCTAAGATAATTTGCGAGCGTGCTTACTGTGCTCTTTGAAATATCAGAGCTGCCTTGTTCACCCTGCGCTTTTATGTCGCCGGCGGACCACGGCACAGCAGGTGAAGGTTGAGAATCCTGAACGACACCGACGTCATACGTGGTGAGGTCCGGAAGGTCGCCTGTAGGAAATCCTCCTGTGCCTGTGTCGATTTTATTAGCCATGTTTATTGTCCAACTGAACCACTGTTAGCATTAACTATGGTGCCTGTCTCTTCGAACAACCGTTTCTTAAATCCCTCTGGATCTTTTTGCAATTCGGTTTGCGTCTGAGTTATTGAGTCTTGAAAAGATAAAAAGAATCTCTCTGTTATTGCCTTTATAGCAGCTTTTTCTTTTTCATCTTTGACAAGATCAATTATTTTTTTGAATTCTGGGTTGTCGAGCAAGGTTTTTAGAAAATCGTTGTTCATGTTTTTTTTATTATATCACTTGCCGCCGACATATTTAGCATATTCACCTAAATTACCGCTTCTATTCAATAAAGATGGATGGTCGCCGTTAGGCAACGCGCGGGACCCGCGATTGTCGGTCGTTGCACTTAAAGCAGTGGGCGTGTTTTCAATTAATAGGTTAATTCTATCTCTTATGATGCCCTTTGAGCTATGAATTATTGCATCTTCAACATCATCTGTTCTCATTGTAACGGCAAGATTAATTATTACATTTACATCTTTTCCTTGAACTGAATATATTCCACTGCCGCCAAGCCCTAATTTCGTTCCTAATTTTTCAAGATCGGCTTTTACGTCTATTTTGCCTAAACTATTAAGCGCGGTGTCAAGAGCCTGTATATTTTTTACCATTTCTTGAATAACAATAAGTGATTTTGACATTCCAGTATTGACAGTTTCCATTGTCTTTAAACCTGCTGTGCCGCTCTCGCCGAAGACGTCGTTCAGAGTTTTCGTTATACCACTAAAGGCTGGTCCTAACTTTGTAAATTGCGCAGGTAGTTTGTTTAGATTGTCAATAGTGGCTGACATCCCAGTCGCCCCTACGCCTTTCTCGTTGGCGTCGACCCCTGCCTGCGGACCGCTTGTTATTGTGTCATTGAGGGTTTTAATTCCTTCGAATAAAGTTTTTACCTTGCCAAGCACTTCCTTAAAATCTTTTACATTATTAAGATCGCTTTTTAGGTTATTAATAGCGTTTACTATACGAAGCATGCTTGTTGATGGAAAGTCATCATTGGTGCCTGCAAGCATTTCCATCAAATGAATTGCTGGCCATACATAATGATTCGCAATAAAGCCAGGTAAAGATCCACCCCATTCACCGCCTGTATTTCCAACACCAGAAAAAACATTAGAAATACTCGTTACTATTCCTGTAATTCCTGTGAAAACCTCGACGAGTTTTTTCCCAGTAGCTGTTGGATCACTTTTTATCATGCCTGAAATTATACTTAGCGAAGTGAATATTGGTGCTATGGAATATGCTCCGCCCCACTCTGTGCCAGCGAATGCATTAAGCATATGAATTATGGGATTAATCGTAGTATCCAGCCATGTTTTAAGCTGACTGTCTTCTGGTATTGCTACTGGTGTTTTTATAATAGCGCCGCCTGCTGAAGACACGACTTTTATGATTTCTGATAATGAACTAAAAACTAAACCTACTGTTTTTATCTTAGAGTCAAGTCCGTCGGGCACTGTTTTTGCAACAGAAATTAAAGAACCAACTAATCCGGGAAGTGAATCCTTTATTTTGTCCATTATGACGCCGACATCAGGAACCGCCCCTGTAACATTTATCGCAGCAGCAAAAGTTCCACCTGTTATTGAAATTCCGCTTGGTCCTTTTGCTGCTTCTGAAACTGATTTTACAAGACCAAATGCGGCAGTCAGAAGAGTTGCAATATTAGGCAAATATTTAAGCTTTGATTCATCAACTGTTGCTAGCATGCTAGAGACAGGTCCTAATATGCCACCTATTATCAGGGGTAAACTAGTTGATAAAGCATCAAATACTGTTTTAATGTAAGCTCCGAGTGCATTTATTCCTTCGACGTCGGCGCTGGAGCCTTTGTTTACTTGATTGACTGTCTCGGCGCCAACTCCTTTTGCGTCACCTGATTTATAACTAGAGCTGCTAAAATCAGTTGATTTTTGCAATTTATCAAGATTAGGCATTATTGCTGCAATCATAGAAGATATAGCACCAAGAATTGTTGCAAGCTCGGCGCCAATTCCTTTCATTTTTTCTCCGTCAGGAAGCTTCGATAATGCACCTGTTATTGAAGATACTAGTGTTCCGACTGACTCAGTAGAACCTTTAATAAATTCATTCATAGACTTTATTAATCTGTCAATTTTTCCTGCCCTTTCTTTGTCTTCAGGGGGAATTTTTTCAGCAGATTCCATTAATCTAGACATTGGTGATGTTAAAGCACCTAGCAAACCTGATATTCCTTGAAGTACAGTCCCAAAAGCTTTTGTTGACTCCAGGTTTTCGGGTTTTAGATCTACCATTGATTTTAAAATCAAGCTTACTAGACCAGTAATTCCTGCAGGTGGTGTTGCAGTGCCTATTAAGCTTGTGAAAAAAGTAGTAAATGCTGCTAAGTTTTTTGTCAAGTCTTTGTCGCTTGGAACTGGCATTTTTGTAATTGCATCAATCATCGGTATAAATGTAGAGAACATATCTTTTATTGAACCAACCAATGACGAGAACATGTCTGCTTTTATTTTTAATTCTGAAGGGTCTCCTTTGATATCATTTAGGCGACTAATAAGACCTGTGCCGGGATCGAATGCGGTCTTGATAATTTTAGCAATTACCTCATCCATTTTTTCTAATCCTTTTTCTATTCCCGACTGATTAATTCCCATGAGCTTCGCGCCCCAAGAATTTATTCCTCCGGCGGCGAGCAAAAGTGCTGCAGCTCCTCCGTAAAGCGTTAAAACTCCTAAGATTGAGGCTAAAAATGATTGTGCTGTACCATCTTCAAATTTTAAAGGATTACCTTTTGCAAGTTGAAGTAGTTTAGTTGCAGCATGAATAAAGCCTGTAGCCATGTTGCCTTTTTCACCCATTAAAAATAGCTCTATTTGATCCATTGCGCCGCCGATTTTTGAACCGCCCCAGTTCGCAAATGACGACAAAATCGACATAGAGTCACCAAGTTTGTCAAATTCGATCATTAACTTAATGACTTCTTTATAAAGCATTATCATCCCAAACATAATACCGCCTGAAGCAAATAATCCTGCAACTTTTGTATAGTCAGTACCAGTCACTTTTCCGTCTTTATCAACAGTCTGTATTAGTCCCGATAACCCTGATGAGCTCTTAGCAGAACCAATCATTGCATCAATTACTTGTGTTGCGACACCTAGACCGATCGATATGTCGCTTTTTATTCTTCCTCCAAAGTGTGAAGTGTTCCATTCACTACTGCCAGCTTTAGCCAGGTCTTCCATAAATCCTAAAACAGACTTATAAAGCATTATCATGCTTGTCATAATACCACCTGAAGCAAATAATCCTGCAACTTTTTTATAGTCAGTACCAGTCACATTTCCGTCTTTATCAACAGCCTGTATTAGTGATGATAATCCTCCTGTGGAATTAGCAGAACCAATCATTTCTTTAATTACATTTGTTATGACATCTAGACCGATCGCGATGTCGCCTTTAACAAACCAAGAAGAATGCCATTCTGCTGACCCTGCTTCGGCGAGCAGCTTCATCATACCAAGCACTTCTTTGTACAGAAGAACCATACCACCTAGTATTGCACCAATTCCAAGAGACTCCCAACCAACAAGAGGTCTAAGCTTGGCTGCAAGAATAAGAGCAGTATCTGCCAATGATGTTACAATTTTAATAACAAGAGGAAGCGCATCCTCAATAAGACTTTTTATGACGGCGCCGGCGACGAACAGACCTCCGGCGCCGATGACTCCAATTTCTGAAATCTTTGTCATAGCATCAGCCATTTTGTCCATTCCAGACATTAGCAAATAAATTCCGCCAAATATGGCGGCGGCGCCGGCTAAATTTGATGTTGAAAAACCAGAAGTTGCAGCAATAAATTGTGGCAAGAATTTAATTATTATTGCAAGAGCACCAAACATACCTCCTAAAAAGAGAATTACGGATGGCCAGTCAAGACTAGATTTTGATGCCGATTCAAGCTTTTTTAGGTCAGCTTCGTCTGGAACAACTGAAGAAAATACCGTTCCTGAGCCTGAAGAGCTCTTTGCTGCAGCTTGAGCAGCTTTTCCTGAAGTTGCATCTCCCATAAATCCGCCGACAATTCCACCAACTTTATCAGACAATCCCGTACCAAGAGCTGCAGTTACACCTTGAATTATTGCAGGAGCCAAAACAATTGCGACGGCGCCGCCTGCCACTGCCATACCAGTAGGTGTCTGAATAGCAGCTACAATTTTGTCCCAAATAGTAACTCCAAGACGCTTTAATGCGGGCCACAGCGTATCAGCTAGAGAGTCAAATAATTTCTCAAAAGGAGTTAATATTGCTTTACCATTGATGTCAATTTGTGGTATTTTTGGGTTTTTGATCCAATCTGTTATCGTGTCCATCAGACCAGCGAGCTTTTCAATAGCCCAGACGCCTACTTGTGTAAGTATGTCTACAAGAATTCCTCCAAATTTCTTGAGCCCGTCAAAGATTTTATTTGCGCCTGGTTTTCCTGCATTAAAGAAGTCAAAAAAAACTTTATTAATGTTTTCCATAAAGTCTTCAAATTTACCAGATCCATTGGCACCAAATACATCAAACGCTTTAAGCACACCGTCGAACATCTTTTTAAAATTTGCAGGATTAAACAATTCTTTTAAACCGTCTATCATGTCTTTGACGCCCGGGAAAGACTCGATAAACATGGCGCCTAGTTTTCTTCCCATTAGATAGGCGTCCATCAAAATTGTTCTTAAATTCTGCAACAATTCCATAAAAGGTCTTGACCACATAATTGCATCTGTAAAACCTTCAACTATGCGGTCAAATATTCCTGATGTTTTGCTTCCAGCAATAACCAGCTTTTCAATTGAACCTGACAACTTCTCCATAGCTTCTTGTTGCGTCAACTCCTTTTTTGCATTTTTATCTCCTTGCTTACCAAATTTATCATATTGATCTCCGCGAGCTTTATTCGCAAGCATCAGCTCTACTTCTTGTGCCCCCATTGCTGAATTTTGAATAAGCATTTGCTTATCTTGAAAATTCAATTTAGTCATATCTTTGCCAGTTGAAGCCATTGCCTTTCGCAACATTTCAAACTTTTTTGCAGGATTCTGCTCTGCCATAAGTTTTTCTGCATCTATATTTGTGCCAAAATGTTCATTAAGATTGGCAACTGATTCTGCTGCAGCATCAAATGTCGAGAACTTATCCATTAGCCCGGCGAGCTTTGTAAGCTCTGTGCCCATTGATCGAGCATAAGCAGCTGCGGCGCCAAGCTCTTTTGGAACCATTTGAGAAAAGTGAGCAATGTCAGCCTGTGCTTTGCCCATATCTCTTGTTATTGCTTTGCCAGACAGACCAAAAGCTTTTTCCATTCCAAGAGCTTGCTTTGCAAAATCGAGCTGAACATCTTCAAGTTTCTGTCCTGTCATTTTTGCTTTTATGGCAAAACCAGACATCTCTTCATTTGAAGTTCCAAGAGCCTTTTGATAGCCCATAATATGACCGCCGGCGGCATCAAATTCTTTTGATATATTTTCAAACAGCGGACCCATTGCCGTTGCAAGCTCATTTACGGACTTCATTCGCTGAGCAACGTTACCGAATACTTGAAAGGTGTTAAGCCCCGTATCAGAAAAACCTTTCATATTATTGGCTGTAGAAATAACTGCCTTAGCGGTTGTTCCTTCTAAATTTCCCCACTGTTTTCTAATATCCTCTAATGCCTGAGCATATTCAGTGCTTTGATTTTTTGTCGCAAGATCGAACAGCCCGCGCATCACTTTAATTGGAAAAGTCAATATCGCGGCGCCGACGTCAAAAAGACCGCCAATAACTCCACCGAAAAAGCTTCCAATTGCCTTTGTTAGGGCAAAAAGATTTCTAAATCCCTGGGCAAGTCCTTCAAGAAATCCATGAGCAATAACGCCGGCTTTAGCGAGCGGTCCTTGAACTATTTTTGCCAATTCTCCCATGGACGAAGTAAGTCCTTGAGTCGACTTTTTATTCTTGTCCATCTCTGTGGACACTTTTTCCCAGCTCTTAGAATTGAAACACTTCTCTGATGTTGCACAAATCTCGTTCAATTTTAAAGATACGTCTGACATCATATCTCTAAGCTGAGTAGCAATTTTTAATTGTTCATTAGCGTCGTTTGCCATTATGATGCATATTTCCCGTTATAACTTTAACACAAAACAAGATCTATATAAGAAATCTAAAAATTAGTCTTAAATGGAAAAAGCAAACTTACAATTAATAAATTTGCTTTTTCTTTGTTTGCTGCATTCATCTTCTTGTTCACTTCAGTAAATACCGAAGGATCAAAAAAGTTGACAACTTTTATGTAAATCGACGCAATCGAGACGGAGTTTGATCTCTTGCATTTCCTTGCATTGCTCTAACATCAGGCGAATTCTGGTGCAGAGCACGAGACTGAGTAGATCCCGAGTCATGGGTTCTGTTAAGTTCTTTTCCGATTCTTTCTATGAACCAGCGTTTATACGCTACAGGCATATTTTGAATTTCAGTCCAAAGAAATCCGCCATAATATGTCAACAAGAACGCTGGTTCTAGAATAAGCTGCTCTCTATCTTCCGGATGAAGGCCAAAGAAACGTGACGCCGAGCGGCATGGATACCTCTTCAGTATGCCCGCAAGCATTGCAAGTTGTATCTTGTCTCATTTCAATACCAGGTTCATTGTCCTTAATGTAATCTCTAAGGGCAAGTGAGTCTCGAGCTGGCATCGCCTTGATGAAATTTGAAATTTTTACTCTATCTTCAATTCCATTAATTGAAAGAATTGAATAGAGAAGATTTGTTGTAACATTAGTCTCGGTGCCAAGTGCAAGCTTCTTTTGCTTCTCACCCATAACCATAATCTCTTCTTCATCACGACCAGTCATAAACTTAAAACGAACAGTTTTCTTGCTATAAGGAAGAAGAAATTCAAAGACATTAGTTCCTGGAACAACAGGCTCAATTTCTAGCCGCTTAATTGGTAGAGCGCCAAGATTAAAAGAGTGTGGTGATTTTACTGCACATTCGGGACAATCCATTTCAACTGCATATTCTGCACCATAACCGGTAATTCTAATAGAAATCATAAGTGCATTTCTATCACCACTAAGAAGATCAAGCGGATTAATTGACTTGTCAGTAAGACAGGACCTAATAAGCTCAGTTACTACGGTTCCTTTCTTAAGAAGAGCCCTTGATGTAAGAATATCTTCTTCTCTTGCTGTCATTGCTTTAATTTCAACTAATTCTAGCCCATGAAGAGAAGAGCCTGGTGGATAAACCTTACCTGCTGAAGGAAGCGGAACAACCTCTTGAGGAACATCCAGACCAAAATCGGCTTTAACTCTTTCAGTTGCAGTAGATCTTGGCATCCTCGGGTCGACTCCTGGGGGTAGCTGTTGTTGTGCAAAAATTGCATTTTTTTGGTCGCGCTCTTCTGACATATGTTGGAATCTCCTTGCATTATAGTAAAGTTAATGCATTCATTGTAAATAAATGAAGACAAAGAACGGAGCCTAAAATTGTTTTTGTCGCATCACACGTCAAGACAAAACATAGAATTAGAACATCCCCAAATCTGAACGACGCCTCCTTCTTCTGCAACATCTACTTGTGACATTCCTCTGATACGATCAGCCCTATAATTGAATCTATTAAATCTATGCTTATAGTCGGTCCACCAGAATCTTGGTGCTGTATCACGCATTATAAGTCTCCATCCTGCGAAAACATAACCGTTGCCAGATCCCACCCTTGAATCCACATAAGTCATAAGTCTAGCAACACCGCTTGTTTTAGCATAATTTTTGGCGGCCTTCGTGAGCTTACCCAGCCATCCTCTCACTGAATGACCGGCTAAAGTGCAACATCTGCCTGCCTCAAGCTGCCCTGAATACTTTTTATGAAATGGGCGTCGCAAAGATAATGCTGCTAATATCTGCCCTGAAACTTTACACTTTAATCCAAATGCAACTGCAGACTTAACATGACCTTCAAGATGATTCGCTTCAAAGAAATTTCTAGCTTCAATATGACTTATTTCGGCGACTTCTAATTTTCTAGCATCCCATTTTTCTAATGGCAGCTTAAGTCGATGTCTTAGCATTCCCTCTACAATGTTCCTCTTGTCTCGCCATTCATCTTCGTAGATAGACAAAAGATTAATTCCTGCTGCAGAACACATCTCATGTTTGTTCTGATGATATAGCTTGTCTTTCAAGTTTGATTCAGAATGCCAATACAGCCCGTTGTATTCTATACCTAAATTTGCAGAAGGAACCCATATGTCAAGCTCCTTAGGCGAAAGAACTGTTCGATCAGACAAAATAGCATCTGGAACGAGAGATTTGACGAATTCATAAATTTGAAGCTGCCCCTTCGACTCTTTAGGATGACATGAAAAGCAGACAGGAGTTTCTTCAAGCATTGCAAGGCTTTTTTCTTGAATTTCTTCACATTTGTTACATTTAAATGTAAGCCTCTCTATTCTTCGCTTCTTATATGAATCAATGCAGGAGATAAGAGTAAAATTTGAATATTTTTCTAATCTCTCGGCAAGTTTTTTTTGTTTAATCCTGTTTCCCATTTCAGGATTATTCTTGTATTTTTGAGAGATTTTATCTGATATTAGTTTAATCCTGTCGTCTTCAAATTTTGTTCTTCCTTTGTTCCATGGTTTAAGGAGCCCATCAGCATACATTTGCAACTTTGTTTCAGAGCACTTCTTTGCGGCAGAGGATGCTTTCTCTTCATTTCCTACCCGCCAGTCAATAATCTTTCCAGATGAATAACCCTCGGCGAGGGACCTTGAAATACTTTCAGATTGCAGCTTAACTCTTTCATCAGTTTTCTTGGTCAATCCTGCATTCCAGACTTTATAGTCTCCTGCGGCATATCCGATGCGGCGCTTTTGAGCAAACTCTTTTTGTTTGTCTGCATTCAGATAAATGCTATCTACTTTAGCATTATGCCCTCTAACATACTTCGAAATGAAACCGACTTTCCAAGATGCAAACTTAATCTTCTCATGGCAGTCAACAGAACACTGACATGTTGGCCAATTTCCATTGCAGAACATGTCAACATATAGCTGAGATGTATCTGAAACTCCGTGGGCTTCTGTCAAGTGATCGATAAATCGTGCTTCTTGACCAAAAGAATCAGAACATTTTGGGCAGCAAATACGTTTGTAGGCCATGATACATGATTATATCATTGGCCCACAAGTTGTATAAATCAGTATGCAGTCTTATAGCTTAAAATTGCAGCACGCAATTATCAAATCTGAGAGTCATCGTGATTTCCATTGGGCCACCGTCTTCATATGTAACTTCACCAAAGTTTGCTTCAGTGATAAAGGCACCTTTTATATCCCAAAGTTCTACAACTGTCCCAACTGGATCTAACATCTTTAGCTGTATGTCACGCTTATAGAAGTCAGCATAGCCAGAGCGGCCTGATACTGATTCAAAGTGTGTACGAACCCATTCCATGACCTGTTGTGCGCCTGACGGAGCAATTGGATCGTGAAGGGTGACGGCAATTGTACCAAAAGTAGTCTTGCCAGCAAGATAGCGTCTGCTATTAATGAATGGAACTTCTACTTCTTCTGTAGCGATTGTTGGACGTGCAGTGGTCTTTATGATGTAAGCGTCTATGCCTTCAATCATCAGAATCCACCGGTTTTTACGTTTTGGTTCGAACTTGGCTGGGACCATTGAAGTGACGTCGAGTGTTTCAGCTGCCATTTAAAATCTCCTTGTGTAGGTTGCACATTTAAGTATATTGAAATAATTTTTTTAAATATAATATTTTATGATTTAAATATTTTATAGTTGCAGGCAAGGAGCTAGTTAGGATGGGAGCGCATAAAGGAAGAAAATTAGACTATCAAAGATGTCCTCTGTGTGATGCTTTTAAATCGAAGCGCATTACTTCCTTGGCGAAACATTTTGAAGAAGAGCACAAGAAGTCTGCACAGGAAGTATGGAATGACTTAAATGGTGGGGCGATAAAATGCAAATGTGGTTGTGGACTTAATACGAAATGGAACGGGTGGGGAAAAGGTTATTCTGAAATGATTGCCGGGCATAATGGCAAAATATACGTCGTATGCACTCCAGAAGATGCTGCAAAGATTGCTGCAAAAAGGTCAGCGGCTCTTATGGGAAAAGAAGGCTGGTCAAAAGATTTGACAAAAGAGAACGACTCAAGAGTTGCTGAAAGAGCTCAAAAAACATCTAGAGGCAGAAGAAAAGCAATCAATGAAGGAAAGATTAAAATCTGGAATTCTGGTTTGACAAGGCATTCGGATGAAAGAGTTGCCGAGGCTGCCAATAATTTAAAAGAAAAATTTGCAAATGGTGATCTTGTTCCATGGGCTAAAGGTCTGACAAAAGAAACAGATGGACGTATTGAGAGGATGTCGCACAAAGTATCTTTGTCTCTCCAGAGAAAAGAGCTTCGAGATCGTCTTGATTCGATGAAGAGACTTAATGTCGATGAAGTAAAGAGTAGAATTGAATCTTCAGGTGATTTTGAGGTAATAGATGGGCTTCAAAACTATACGAATAGATCGTCAAAAGTTATTGTTGTCAAATGCAAGACTTGCAATGAAGTCATTAGCGGTTCAGTTAATAGTCTATGGAGAGGCAAATGTTTTCATTGCTCCCCCGGAGGATCAAGAGCACAAGAAGATATAGCCAGGTGGATTGAATCAATAGGTGTAAAGATCATAAGAAATGATAGAAGAACAATCACCGGAAATGAACTAGACATCTTTTGTCCTCAGCGAAGAGTTGCAATAGAATATAATGGACTATATTGGCATTCACATATTAACAAGTCAAGCGCATACCACAACAACAAGTCAAAGCTTGCACGTCAGCTTGGAATTAATCTTCTCCATATCTTTGAAGACGAATGGAGAGACAGACAAGATGTAGTCAAATCAATTATCTTGGATGCGCTGGGATTAAATATAGTCTCTTCAGTCGCTCGATTTGAAGAATTATCAAAAGAATCTGCACGCAATTTTTTTGCCAAGAACCACATAGATTCAGGATCACATAATTCAATTGTATCTTTTGGAGCAATTAATGAATTAAATGAGATTGTTGCAGCAGTTAATTTGAAAAAGATAACACATTTGTCAAAATCTGATTATGTTGAAATTTCAAGATTTTGTGCATCAACAGTGGCAGTCTTGTCATTACAAGATAAGAAGACATTATTGACTAGAGCATGTCAGTGGGCAAAGAGCAATAATTTTAATCATGTTCAATATACGACAGATGCAAGACTAAATTATCTTGACTCTAATTTGTTCTTAGAATTAGGTTTTATTCAAAAGAAAATAACACCAATTGTATGGTGGTGGACTGATATGACAAATCGATTTAATCGCTTTAAATACAAAGCTGACTCAGAACGAGGTCTAACAGAAGCCCAAGTTGCCGAGTCAGCTGGTGTTGTCAAGATATGGGGATGCGAGAACTCAGTTTTTGTTTTAAATCTCTAGAAGAGGCAGATTTAATTGTAGCTATTATCTGCGCGGCGTGCGAGCCTCGCCGAGGCTCGCATAATATTTTGGATCACCGCCGCCGCCCGTTGGATATTTTTCGGAAGTTGTTGTCGCGGCGGTGGTGGTTGATGTCCTGGGTTTTCTTGCTTCTTCGGCGCGCTTGTCGAGCAGTTCTTGAATGTCAGCCCTTTTTTTACCGGTCGCTTTTTCGAGTTCGGCGCGAAGAACTGCGTCGAAATCGAATCCTGGTGGCAGGCTGGCGCTCATATTATTTTCAGCGATTCTTCTATTCTTCATCCTCATCAGGACGTCAGATATTTCTTCATTAATTATCTGTTGCAACTGTTGTTTAGTTATTCTCATATTATTCTAATGTCCTTCTGATGTCACTGAACCTGTGTGAGGTTGTTAGCAACGACGAAGTCAAGGCTAACGAACTCTATGCTCTTTGTAGGCTGAACGAATATCTTGCCGCGGATCGTGTTGTTCTCGACGTCATCTTGAGTCGTTGTAGATGAATCGATGATTACCTTGAATCTTTCAAGACCGCTGAGGGCTTGAATTCTCTGTAGACGTGGTGTTACGGCTGAAGAGAATCGTGAGAGAGTTGCCTCACGATTTGGTTCAAAGAGAATTGTCTGAGCAATGTCACGAACTTGACGTCTTATCTCAATGAGTAGACGACGTACATTGACTCGGTCAAGAGCAGATGCTGCAACCTGAAGAGTCTTTTGTCCCCAAACAACTATTCCGCTGTTTGGATTTGTTCCACTTCGAGCAGCTCCTGGGAATGCAACAAGTGGATTAATTGAATTGTCATACAGTGTATCCATGTCACGTTGTGAGAGCCTAACCCTTGGTTCAAGTGCAACATCGGGAAGAGCACCGCGAGTGAAACCAGCAGGAGCAAACCATGGGTGGCCAACTGAATCATTTAGAGCAAGAGCTCCAAGAACGAGAACAGAGGGAGGTACTTGAAGATTGACTCCATTTGGATCATGATATAGAACGTCTGGGAAGTAAGCGGCGGCGAATGAAGAGTCAACTGAGCGATCCTTGAAAGTATTTATTGTGTTGACAACTGAAGGAAGCTGAGTATCTGTTTCAACTTGTTCTCCGGCTTCATCGACTTGTTCAATATCCATTACGTACATTGCATCGAACCTGTCATGAACTGCAAGAATTGCTGCATCAGTAACAAGCGGCTCTCTTATTCCAGGAATTGCCAAGAGCTTAATGTCAAGATTAACAACATTTCTCATGATGTCAAGTGCTTTCAAGTAAGAACGAACGTTTGGTCCGTTCTGTTGTCCGCGCCCAGCAGCTGCATCCATGTCAGCATGAACAGCAGCATTATTAATTTCACTAGAGTCCATATCAAAGACATTGACTCCGTCGAATCCTCCTTGTGTTAGAAGGGTGAACTTTCCATACTGTTTGTTCGTTGCTAGATCTTCGACTTTGAATGCACGAAGCTTGTTCTCGTCTCCAAGACCGTCTGAAGCAATCTGTGCAGAGTTTACAGATCCAACATGACCGTTTCTGACATATACGGCCTTTGCCCACTTATTTGGGCTTGCAAGACCGTCAGAACCTGTAACAACTTGAAGATTCTCAAGAGAGAAGAAATTGTTGCAGAATCTATCAGAGTCTACAATTCCAAGTGCAGCTGTATCAGGCTGTCCATGATTGTCTCCTACCACAAATCTTACATTGTCTTCATCGAAATTTGGAAAGAAAGAAGCAAAAGACTTAAGACTGTCATTTGGTAGAGTTGAAGCATTCTTCGTTGTTAGTGTCCGAGGATGTTCAAATTGAACTCCCCAGTATAGCTTGGATTCAACTTGTTCTTTAACGGTCCATTCATCAGAAGATGTAATCTTGCTTCTAAAAGGAAGTGGAGGAGTTACTGCACTCTTTACTGCATTTGACACTTCAAGTGCCGCATTAAGAGACGCGCCAAATGGTGCCAATGGAGCAGAACCAGATGTAACAAGATGGTCAATACCTCTGAAGCCAAGTGGAAGGGCAGTAGGATCAACAAACCCATTTTCAACATCAGGGTGAACTTCTACGCGAACATAATTTGATCTATTCTCGTAGTTCCCTTCAATAACAAGCTTCTGTTCAGATTCTTCGCGATTGAAGTCATAATATGCATGAACATCTCCAATAACTTTGGCGATATATCTGTCTGAAGAAGGATCAAGATTGACACCGCTAAATGTCTCATTTGCAAGTGGTTTCTTGTCAAGATCTCTGTCTGACCAAGATCTTAGCACGACATTAAAAGAACCATATTTGTTCAATGGATCATTTGAAGGAGTGATATTCTCAATAGAGATCTTGAATCGTGATGATGGTCCTGCACCGTCATCAAGAGTGTGAAGCTTGAAAAGATTTGAAGGCTTTCCACCAAACTTTTGTGAGACAAGCCAAGGAGAGACAGCATGCCCGAAGCGCGTTCTAAAATTTTCATAATTTGGAACAGTTGTGCTACCTGTATCTCTTCCTAGAGATGCAGAAGAAAGGAATGAGAATGGAGATGAATATGAATCACCTTGAACATTGACCAACCCCTTGACTGTCAAACCAGTACCGGTGACAACTGCTAGCGATGGGTGTATATCCCAGTGTGCATACAAATAGTGACCAGCTTCTTGAATCTTGTGTGGGTCAGTATTTAGAGATTTTGCAAAGTAGTTGTTTGATGTAACATCAAAAGAAGCTGTAATAACATTAGGATAAGAAGCAGTTAGGCCCTGGTGACCATTTAGAAAGAGAATAAAGTCTTGTTTTGGAGAACTATTTGAATTATAAATTAATTCACCGAGCTGAGATCCAAAAGTTGAGGCTTCAGTTGCAACCAAGCTTGAACCAGGTGCATTGCTTGAAATGCCAACTAATGAAGAAGAAAGTGTCATAATGACACCACTTGGAGCCATTAGAACGCCTCTTACTACTGGCAATGAGGCAGTTACACTGAATGAAGGTGTATTTGCTCCCTGAAGACCTGCATCACTAAAGATTGTAGAACCAGCAGATTCTGACATGAAGCAACCAAGGAAATATGTTCTTCCTAGGACGCCGCCACTATTAGCATATGGATTCTTCTCAACATGTCCATAATTGTCGGGATTAGGAAGCTTTTGTCCTGCAGTAAAGCCTGCAGAAGTAACTGAACCGTCGACATTTGTTAGTTTTCCATCTCCGACGCCGAGGACTTTGACATATGTTACAGCCTGAGCATTTCGAAGCCATTCAATAACTGCAAGTGGGCCAAACTTCTTACCATCTGTCTGACCAAACTTGCTATACCAGTCTGAAATATTACCAACTGTTACAGGAACAAATGCTGGTCCTTTCAATGAAGTTCCGACAATACCTGCAGGTATACCGACTGGCTGACGAGCCACCGGTCCTGAAATATCAATCTCTCTTGTTGTTACGCCTGCACTTCCAAATTTCAACTGTGCCATTATTTGCTCCCGATACTAGCTAACTATATCGATATTGTAAATTTCAAAAGAATAGGATGTCAATTTGTTAGACTAAAGTCAAACGAACTGAACTCCACTGTTTGTTACGATGAAGTCAATTGCAATGAATTCAACGACTCGTGTTGGTACGACAACGATTCTTCCATTTAGTCGGTTGAGATCGGAATCTTCTTGTGTATTATTGGACTCGTTCATAATAACTTGAAAGGCTTCAATGCCTGCTTGAACCTGAACAAGACTAAGCTGGAAAGATGCATCAGCAACAAACTTGTTGCGTACAGCCGCAGTATTCTGTTCAAAAACTAGCTTTTGAGCAAGAGCTGAAATTGTTCTCTTGATTTCAAGCATAAGGCGTCTAACGTTAACTCTATCAAGCGCAGATTTGCTTATCTGCAGAGTCTTTTGTCCGTAAATTACAAATCCTAAACGTGGGAATGTAGCTATTGGATTAATGCGTGACTCATAGAGTCTATCTCTGTCACCAACATTAAGTCGAACCCCGACATTGCTGACAAAGTCAAGAGCCGCTCTATTGAAACCTGCTGGTGCAAACCAAGGATAAGCGACGCGATCATTGAAAGCAAGAGCTCCAAGGGCTGCAACCGATGCAGGTACTTTTACTTTTCTTCGATTAGTTGCATCATCAATAAAGACATCTGGGAAATATGTTGAAACATAGTTGTTGTCTATTGTCCGATTATCTAGTGCATTGGCAGTCAATGTAATATTAGGCTTTTCAGAAGAATCATCATAAAGTCTATTGCCATTGTCGTCATATGCAGGTATATCCATGACATGAAGAGAAAGTCCATAATTTCTGACCCTTGTCATTGTCATGTCATTGATATATGGTTCACGAATGCCAGGTAGCGCAAGTATATTGTTATTTGCAGCAACTGGGTTCGTCATAATGTCAACGGCTGTAAGATATGAAGCGACGCCGTTATTGTTTACATCTGTACCTGATGGATTTGTTGCATTAAAACCAGGCGGAACAAATGTGCTTGAAGCGCCACCACCAAAGTCAAAAGACACAGACTTGTCATTAAGACGACGGGCATTTCTATCAAGATAGTTGACACCATCAAATCCACCGTGCATGAAGTTGGTAAACTTTGAATAAGAAGAAAATCTATTAAATTCTGATGCAGTTCCTGAGGCAAGAAGCGTTGCAAGAGTAATTCTATTTCTGCTTAGATCTGGGTCATTATACGTGTATTTTGTGCTATCTAGCTTCGCATTTCTAATATAGGCTGCTTCTCTCATGTGTGAATTAACAGAGCTTGTTAGGTCGCCAATTGATCCATTGAAGAATGCAACATTGGCAAGAGAAAATTTGTCATTATGAAGTGAATCTACAATTGATCCAGTCATCAAAGCGTCAAGCTGTTCAAGGCCAACGAACTTGCTATATGCTTCAAGAAGACCATTCTTTTCTGTAAGCAAGTTTGCATTTAATAGTGATTTATCAGAAGCGCTTGTATTGGAAGAAGTGCTGCTTCTTTCAAACTTAACGCCCCAGTAAAAAGATACATTGGCTTGTTCTGAAACGCCAGGCTGTCCTGCGAATGCAGAGCCTGTGACTTCTCCGCGTGTTACTTTGAATCTAAACGGAACAGGAGGCATTAAAGAGCCTGTCATCGATGGATTTGAAGTAAGAACACCATGAGTTCTTGAATCACTTGATTTAAGTGGTTGATTGTCACGTAAATTTGGATTTATACCAAGAAGATTAAGGCCTCTGAAGCCAAACGGTAGAGCAGAAGAAGGAACCTGATCCTTTTCGATATCTTCGCTCATGATGACGCGAACATACTTTGAATTATTTGCATACTTTCCAGTAGCAACTATTCTCTTTTCATTTTGGTCAAGAGTGTCAAACTTATAAAAGACTTTTCTATCACCAACTAGTTTTGCAACATAATTTGCCGATGACGGATCTAGTGAACAGTTAGAAAACTGCTCTATAACTGTTGGACTTAGATCTGTATCATTCCAGTCTCTAATCTGTAGATTAAATGTTCCATACTTATATGCATCATTGGTCGATGCCTTAAGGTTGCTAATTGACACCTTGTACTGACTATTTGCATACTCACCATCATCCAATGCTTCAACCTTGAAAAGATTATATTCAGTATTTCCAAAGGGCTGTGAGATGAAAAATGTTGTCTTTGGAGCAGAAAATCTTGTATTATATGAACCAAAAGAGCTGAGAAAAGATGTTCCTGCGGAGCTCATATTTGAAGAACCAGAAAGAACAGCAACTGTATTTGTATCGCCAACATAAGCAACTGCATTGTCTACTGCAAAATCAGCATGAAGATAATGTTGCTCTTGATAGAACTTATCTGGATCGGTATTAAGAATTTTTCCAAAATAATCTTTATCGGATGGATCGAAAGAAGCAGTTAAGACACGGACGCCAGAAATTCCATCGGTCGTTGAAAAGCTTGAACCAAGAGTAGAAGAAATTATGAGCTTAAACTTACCGCCAGAGACTACTCCGTCATCACTAACTGTAACTAAAACAGGATTAAGCGTATTTGCAGAACCCGTAACCATGACTCTTGCGCCGTAAGGAACCATGACGATTCCGCGAACAAGATTTACGCTATCAACATTTGTAATTGAATCATTGTGATTGAACATGTTGATTGAAGTTGCTTCGTGAGGGCCGAACGTATGCTTGGCAGCAAGGAGCTGTACAGCGCCTGTATTGCTTCCATCAAGCTTAAAACCTGCATTTTTTACAGTTCCTTTTGTTGCAGTTTCTTCAAGATCAACTTCAGTTGAATTTGCTCCTGCGCCGAGAACTCTTGTAAAAGTCAAAGCAGAGCGATGCTTTAGAAATTCATTTACTGCATAAGGGCCAAATTGCTTCGTGTCAAGATTTCCAAAAGTCTTGACATATTCATTAAAATTTGCAAAAGTTACTGGTACGAAGGCTGGTCCTTTGTTTGCAGTACCAATAACTCCTGCAGGAACGCCTGTAGGACCGCCTTGGGCGGGTGATGACAAGTCAACTTCTCGTTCATAAAAATTTGGCGACTTAAAGGTCTGCTCTGACATTACATGATCTCCTTGATTCAGACTAACTTTAGATAAGTATTGTCAAAAATCCAAGTATTCATTAATCTGACACAATAATTTCAAGATCGCCAAGAGATAAACCAGAATATGATGTTTCTCCGTTAGAAGAAGTACTTATAACTTTTATTGTCTTGTAACCACGAGGCATAGAGTCAAGCGCAGGATCATTAGCATTTACATCGCTGCTAACTGGGTATGTTTTTTGTAGTCTCCAGCCAGGAGTACGCTGATCTTTTCTAATATTCTTTTGCTGATCTAAAGGTAGGGTCGGATCATCTGATCCTAGTTCATAAATTCCTTGATCTGTAGTTTTAAATTCTGCAGATAAAGTTTCAAACTTTATGTTAGGAGAAGAGACATATCTCTTTACTGGGACTGGATTTCCGGGAGTGGTTGAGGAAAAAAAGTAGGCGGGTACATTGACGTTGAACGTATATTTTAGAAATCTTTCCTGCTGAGACATATCATCAAAATTTGTTTCCATTGCATATGATCCTCCATCTACTGATGCAATGAACCAATATCCTTTTGGTGTTTCAATCTTCCAATTTTGTCCTTGAGGAAGAAAAGAAGTAATGATTCTTTCAAGAATCTGATTAGTATGTTGCATATACTGTGCCCAAATAGTTATCTGATATTTCGCAGTATAGAACTGTGGTGCTGGTACAACAATTGTCTCATACACATTATTTGATAAATTTGGTTTTAAAAGTGCTCCGCGAAGCACGTCCACATCTTTTGATAGATCGCCTATATTGCTATTTGTCACGACCTGCTGCTTGTCTGAACCAACAATAGATTTATTGACTGCGACGTTAGCCTGATTAGGTAAAAGAATTCTATTAATTAGATTTTGGTACTCTCTATCTGATTTATCAAGCCTTCTTCTGATAACAATCTCTCCAACATGTTGGTTGATGCCTCGACCAGCAATGTCAGATGAAGGATCTTGACTAACCTCATTTCTCATGATTGTAATTAGTGGTAGAAGAAGAGAACCATTTCTATCTCTAAGTGGTCGCCCATTCTTAAGCATTGACCATTTTTCTCCTGCTGCAAAGATTACGGGTGTCTTTGACAGTGGAGTTGAATCTGTGCCTCCAAATTGAGGAGCTATTTCCTTGTCAAAAAGATTAAAAAGAGCAACGTCAACATCTTCAAGCCCGCAAGACGGAATAAAAAGATCTGAAGTGCCATAAGCATTTTCATAGCCCGACTGAAGTGGAGCTTGTCCGTAATTTTTTACAGCGCCTGTTTTAAATCTAGTAGGCATTGACAACCTTATTCGTCATAAAAAGAAGATCCTGCATTTGTTAAGTCACCCTTTGGAGAAACTTCTTTTGGTCCTGTAAGTGGCTTGTCAAGAACACCGTTTTCAACAAGGTCTCGTTTGTCTCCAGTTGAATTGCCATTCTGATCTAATTCTTCTCCTCTTTGCTGAACAAATGTATCTTGAACTGCATCAGAATCTGTGCGCGATATATCTGTTGGACCAATTGTAGGTGCATTAAAGAGGCCTTCACGAGCCTTATTACCAACAAGTTTTACGCCATCTTTGTGTTCAGGAAGACCATAAATGTTGCGCATAAATGTACGCTCTGTAATTTCATAAAAAATATCTGAGAATGAAAAGAAATCTCCTATGCTAACATTGATTCCTTTATCTACTAGATCTCTATGCTGTATAAAAACCTCAATTTTATATTGAGCATCTATACCGAATTTATCGATCTTTGTATCTGTTTGAAAATTATTATCAATAAGTGCATCAATTGCAATTGGATTGTCATAAAATTTCTGAAGAGCTTCATTATAGATCTCATGAGATTTTGTTTTTATTTCAGAAATAGGGAAATAATAGATTTTTTGTCCTACAACGTCTTTAATTATTTCTTTTGTAATATCAGAAATAAAGTTTAACTCGCGAGGTGTTATAAAAAGTCGAGACATAATTTATCACCCGATCGTTATAGATTTGCCTAGTGGCATTGGTACATATTTTAGTTGTTTATTAAGGCTTTCTGCTGCAGCAGCATCAGCTTCTAATAGTTTTTGATGAGTCAGATTTGCTAAAAATTCCTTAAGCTGAGTTACAAGTTTATCTTTGTCTTCTCTTCCTTGAGAGACAAGAGCTTCACCGTTAAGTTGCAAATCAGCATTTGGAATTGGAATGTTTTGAAATTTTGACCTAATAAGACCAAGCAGCTCTCTGCTTAGAGCAAGCGTGTACTGTCTAATCCACTGACGTCCAGGTTGATTAATTGTGCTAAATGGAATATTTCCAAGCGGCATATTTTGCGGACCGGAAATTCCATAAATTGAATCATCTTTATATGACGGATTAAGCGGATCATGAGGTGGCATAACCTTACAGAATAATTTTCCTGTCTGAAGGTCAGTAATTGGAATCGGATATATTCTAATATTTCTTCCAAGCACTTCGTAGCTAAAATGTGACCGGCGAACTCGGAATGCGGACTCTAGCATTCCTCTTCGAAGAACATCTTCAAATATAGGAAGAACATAAAAGACAGATGAGTTGACATATGACTCATAGTTGAAATTCGTGGCCAAGAAATTTGTTATATTCGAAGCATTAAGAAGAAATTGTTGTGCCGCGAGAGGCTCCATGTGAAACAATTCAACTACTTTTAGCTTTCCTTTGGACCCAGATGCCAGCGAATCATATACGCCGAGGCCTGTCTTGAAATCCTTGAGGTCCGAATAAAGATTATAGTCTTGCTGCCCAGGAATTAAGTCAAAATATCCTAGTGTCGCGTCGTATGATCCTCCGACGTATGCTTCACCAGAATATGGTTCAGCCATTCTAAGAAGATACTCTAAAGATCTTTTTGCATATTTGTTTGTAAGATCAGATGATCCTGTTGCCATTCCAAGCACATTTGTAAGCTCAGAGACAATTTTGGTCTCATGAACAAGTCTGCTATATTCACAGCAAGATTCTTCAAAACACGCCCAGATCTCTTTTTTTGTCAATTCAACTGAGAGAACATCATCTCCCATTTTTCGCTTGACATATGTCACCATTGAATCTGCTTCGGATTGAAATTGTCCGTCGCTGTCAAAAAATGAAAATGGAGTCGGATTAAGTGTTGTATTGAAAGTAGCCATACGCCGCTCCTGTTACTGGAGATAAGTATGCTTTTCGCGGTGAATTCAATTCATCCGCCGTGAGCTTTTATTGCTCTCTCTTGACGATATGCAGCCTCTTTTGATGAATGTGTTCCTAATCGTCGCCGGCGACCTGTTTTGGGGTTTTTCTTTTTAGTATAAAGACACCAATCATCTCCGCATTTTCTAATAATTTCAGAAATGAGATGACGCAATAAGATCTCATTTAAGAGGATATCTCCGTTGTCTTCTTTTCCGTTGCTTAATCCTTTTCTAGCGTCAAAAGGTTCGCCAGGTGGCTTTCCTGTATTTTGTCGCCCGGCAGTTGGAGATTTATTATGAATTGCATTTACAGATCCTTGTTTAGGATCTCCTTCACGGTCTTCTTTCGCTTGTTCCTCTGCTGTTTTATCAATAGCATTCCAAAAATCTTTATCTTGCATTGCAAGAATAAATAGGAATCACATTCCAGCTATTAGCGCTTGAACTGCTGTCTTAACTCTTTCTTGAATATCTTTTGGAAGAGCAGAAAGCAAAATATAGTTCTCAACTTTTGCAGTTGACTGCGGCATTCCTCCAACCATATAATCGTTGTTCTCCGTTACAACTGCTCTAAGAACAAGTGGCGGCAGCCCGACTCGAGCTGCATAAATTGGCTGAAATAGATCTGCTTTATTGTCTTCCATATTATCCTTTTAGAATCTGCTTTCCTTCAGTAAGAGCATTGTTTACAGCGTCGAGCTGCAGCCTAAGAGTTGAAAGTTCAGATCTTAAAAGATCTAATGATTTGCTTCCATCTCTTTCGGCAAGAACAAGTGCCTCTTCATATACTCTTATTTTTTCACACAATGCTTCTCTTGTTGCTGACATGATTTACCTCTTTTTTATTATAACACAGTGGAGATGTGTGGTACTGCCCCACAGTCCGAAATTTTTCCTTCAAATATCTCGTGCACAAGCTTGGAATGAATTTTTTGACATCATCCTCGTCTATAGAG